GAAGCTCCAGGCACCTCAAGGATGAGGCGATGGCAAAAGCGTATCTCGGCAAAATCTCGGCGCTGGTAACGGCGAACACCTCCGACTTCAACAGCAAGTTGAATGCGTCGGCGAAGGAGGTTCGCTCGTTCGCGTCGGCGATGGAGTCGTCGCTCAAGTCGGCAGAGCGGTCTGCGGCGACTTCTCTTCGGGGCATCTACACCGAGTCTCAGAAGGTATCACGCGCCCTTCAGGCTGTCGCGTCGCAGCGGCTGTCGTTCAAGGGGTTCGACACATCCACCTTCGCGTCGCTGACTCAGGCGGTCGAGCAGTTCAAGAGGATTCAGCGAGCGGCCTCTGAGGTCAACCAGCCGCTGGGCGCCGCAGCGAGGACGGTGGAGCGCCTTTCGGCCAGCGTCCAGACGGCCTTCGAGCCCGCCATGAGGTCGGCCCAGCGAAGCGCCGAGAACTTGTCGGCTGTGCTGAATCGCGGTGGCACTGTTGGCGAGAGGAGCTTTGAGCGTATCCGCCTCAAGGCCGAGCAGGCAGCGCAGGCCGCCGACAGGCTGGCGGAGGCGTCGGCAATCGCAGGCAGCGGGCCGCGGGGGCGTGAACTGGCGTTCGTCGCCCCGCGAGTCAGGGACTCGCTGGCCGCTTCGGCGGCGGCAAGAAATCGGGCGCAGGGCGCGGCTGCGAGCGTCCTTGACGACGGGTCTGTGGGCCGGTCTGTTCAGCAATTAGCGAGGCTTGATGACCTGATCCAGCGTGTTCAGGCAACCATCGAAAGTCGCCGCATCCTGAACATCGACACGGCGGCAGCGGAGCAGAGGCTTACTCGGCTGATCAGGCGGTCAGGCGAGCTTTCAGAGTCCCTTGACGCCGCAGTGGCGGCGCCCGCTGCGGCTGCCGCGGATCAAGCCGCCCGCCAGGCCGACGCCCGCACGCGAGCGCAGGCGGCCGGCGAGTTGTTCCTCCGCGTCGACCAGAGAGAGTCAACGCTCTTGTCGAACGAGGGGCAATCGCAGAATATCAGCGCATACCTCCAGCAGCTTGAAGAGGCGAGGGTGCGAACCGAGCGGCTCGCCGACGCCCGCACGCGAGCGCAGGCTGTCGGTGAACTGTTCCTCCGCGTCGACCAGAGAGAGTCTGACCTTCTGTCTCGAGAGGGGCAGCGCACGAGGCTCCCCGCCGGATACTTTGAGGGAGGGCTGGAATCGCAGGCCCGCTCGCGGATGGGCGGCGACATCCCCGGCGGCGCCGGGCCTTTGGGAGGCCAGCTTGAAGTCGGCCGCCAGGTCGACAACGTCATCAACCGCGTCACCGCCGCCCGTCAGCAACTGGACACGCTCCCCGACCCGCTGCGGACGGCATTGATCCCCGCCCTCCAGAGAGCGACCGACCAGGCGTCAACCCTGGCCCGACAGGGGTTCGGTGCCACGGCGGCCCAGATCAGAAACGCCGCCAACGAGGCCGAGCGTTTCGAGCAGCGCGTCGCACGGTCGCAGCGGGCTCTCAACTTCGGACAGCAGTTTGGCGGCCAAGGCCGCCGCGGCCTCGAGTTCGGCCTTCAGGCTCAGTCGCTGCAAGGGTACACCGCGCAGCTCCAGGTTCTGCAACGAACTCTCTCCGGCGTCTCGACGCAGGCGAGAGGGCCGGCGCTGGATGCCTTCAACAGGCTCCGCACCGCAATCGCCACGGCGGCCGACAACGGCACGGTCGACCTGGAGCAGACCAGGCGGCAGATCAACGGCGTTGCCCAAGACGCCATACGGGCCGCCGCCGCTGCCGCAGGCATCTCGCCGGATAGGCTCAATCGCCAATTCCAGCGTGCCGGCGACATCGGCCGCGGCGCCTTCGGCAACATCGGCCTCGGCGTCCAGCAGGCCGTCTTCGCCATCGATGACTTCTTCAGCGTCACGGGCGGTCTTGACCAGCGAATCCGAGCCGCCGGCAACAATATCTCCCAGTTGGGCTTCGTCCTCGGAGGAACTACAGGGCTCATCGCTGGCGTATCTGCGGCGATCACTGGGCAGCTCATCGTCGCGTACATCAAGTGGGCCAACTCAGGCAAGACAACAGAGATTCAAGCAAATGCACTTACCTCTGCCCTGGAGAAGCAGCGAACGGTTGCCGAGGGGCTCCGATCTGCCCTGGAGTCTCTCGGAAGAGGGCTGGCCGGCGACGTCTTTTCAAATGCTGGACGAGACGCCAGGCAGTTCGCCGAAGAAATCGCAAAATTGCGGAGAGAATCCGCTGAAGCAAGAGCCGACGCAGCGGCTGCGACCGACCCAAGGTCGTTGGACGTCGAGGCGAGGAAGTCAGTCGTCGCTGAGTCATTGAAGACGGAAACCAATAGCGCCAGAGCTGAGTTCCTGAGAACCTCCTTGGGCGACCTTGAGGCAGCAAGGATCAGGGTTCGCAAGTCGATCGCCGACACGCCAGCGCCAACGGCGGATCAAACTCGCCAGCTACTGCAAGACACGGCGGCCAGGCTGCGCCGAGCCAACGAGCTTGCGGCAGGGTCGCCATTCAGGGATCGGTCGCGGCTTGCACGGCAGACGCTTCTTGAGCAGGACGCCAGGAGGGTCAACGAAGGAGATACTTTCGGCGACATCCTACAGCGCCGCAATATAGTAAGAGGCCAGCTGTCGTCGGTCGGCGCCATTCAGCCGCGAGGGCCATTCGGGGCATCCGACAGGATCGACCTATCTGGCGAACTTGAGAAGCTGAGAAGCCAGCTTTCGCTTCTCGACAGATCACTGTCACAGCTAAATGACGAGTCTTTCATCCGCGCAGCCCAGTCCATCAACAATGCGAGCGAGCTTATAGCCAAGGGGCAGAATGAAGCCGCCAAGGCGTTTGATCAGGGTGTCCCAGGGGCTCGCAAGTTGGAGAACGACCTTGATTCGCTCGGCGCCAGGCTTCGCGCAGCACGCGACCAACTCGTTGACGCGGCAAAAATCGAAGACCCACAAGAGCGGAACGCGGCGCAGTCTTCGGCGCAGACAGAAATCAAAGCGGTATCTGACGCCATTAGCGCCCGCGACCGCGAGATCAAGGCAATCGACGCCGCTCGACGATCCGTCGAACTCTTCGCGTCGGCGTTCGACAGGGTTCGACAGGAGGCCGAGAGCAACTTCCAGTCGGCCCAGGCTGCCGCCGACCAAGCGCGTGGCGACGACCTTGAGAGGAGAGTCCCGCGGGGTAACCCGTCCCCGGAGCGGGCTCGCGCAGAGCGAGACCTCGAGTCGCAGCGGGTTTTAAGGGACAATGTTCGCCGCGAGACGGCACTCGCCGAAGAACGGGCAAGGCAGGACGAGGGAATTCGCCGCCGCGAGGGCAGGATTGCTGAAATCGACAGCCAGCTAAATGGCAAGGATGTCCTGAATCAAGGCCAGCGGAACGATTTGATTGCCGAGCGCGAGCGGCTCCGCGCTGAAAATGACGCCGCCGTCCAGCGGGCCGTTGACAACGACCCCGCCGTTCGCAACGCCCGTGACGCCAGCAACTTCGAGGAGCGGCGCCGGCAGGCGCAAGAGCGAGGCTTTCAAGCCAGGAAGACTCCAGCCCAGCGAGCCGGCGAAGAGCTTGCGCGGACGATTAACGACATACAGCGCACATTCAACGGCGGCGCGCGGGAGTTCTTAGATAACGCCGCCCCCGCCCAGCGCCGCGCGGTCGAAGAAGCCCAGCGCCAAACCGCCCCGGCCATCTTTAACCTCGCCGACGAGGTGCAGAACGCCGTCCTCCAAGGCCCGTCTCGGGCGGCACTCCAGGCCACCGACGTTTCGACGGTTCAGGGAGCCTCGGAACTCAACCGCCTCCTGCGGGGCGACGACTCGGCCCGCAACCAGAACCTCGTGGAACTCCAGAAGCAGAGCGCGTCGCTCAGTGAACTGGTCGCCATCGCGAAGGCAAACACCGGCAATCTGCCGGGAATGTTTGACTAACAAGAGGAGCCTACAGTGGCAGACATCTCCTACAGCGTGACGATGAGAGTCGACAAGGGCTTCTTGTCGAGCAACAACAACGCCGCCGGCGTCACGGCAGCGATGGCCCTCGCCGGCCTGCGGAGCGACACCTACACGCTGACGACGAACGCCTCGAGCATCTCGACGGCGAACCTCGGCAGCGTCGGGCTGGGGTTCCTACGGAACCTGTCGACGGCGACGGCGTCGACCGTCCAGATCGGCATCGAGGCCGGCGGGTCGTTCGTCTCCTTCGCCACGCTGCGGGCCGGCGAGCCGGCGGTCTTTCGGCTCTCGAGCGGGACGTCATACCAAGCCCGCGGCACGGCCGGCAGCCGCCTCCGCGTCGACATTACGGAGGGCTGATCAATGCCCCGGATGGTAAGCGAAGTCTCAAGCGGCCAGCAGTTCTCCAGGTCAGGCCAGCCTGGAGTCGTCGCCGATTCGCAGACGCGGGTCTTCCGCGTAATGATGGCAGAGGCCGGCGAACCCTTGGACATCCAGGGAGCCTGCGGCGTCCAGATCGGCGACCAGCACCCGTCGAACACCGAAATCTTCTGTCAGTCGTTCTCGGCGGCCTACGAAGGCGAAAGCCGCATGGTCATCGTCTGCACGTTCCAGTACGGGACGAAGGAGACGTCGGGCGGCGGGCAGGAGCCCAGCCTCATGATGCCCGACGTCCGGCCGGCCAACTGGACGACCAGCACCTCGCTGATGGAGGTGCCGGTCTATGCGTGGTATCAGATCAACTTCGACGGTTCGCCCGCGTGGGACGACCCCGGCCCGGCCGTGAATCCCGTCGGCGACCGCTACGACGGCGTCACCAGGCTCGAGCCGATCGTCACCATTAACATCGAGCAGTACGAGCCGCTTGATCCAACGCGGCACGTTATGCACGCCGGATCAGTCAACAGCAACGACTTCACACTTGGCAGCTTGTCGTGTACGCGGGCGTCGGTGATGTTTCGCGGCGTCCAAACCAAGCCCCATGTCGAGGCGTTCGGAAACCGCATTTGGCGAGGATGGATGGCATCCTACGAGTTCGCGTTCCGGCGAAACAGAGTCCCGTACATCCACTACGGCGGCCAGCGATACACAGACCAAGACATCGGATGGGACATGGCCGTGCCGCTGACGGGCTTCAATGTCAGGGCATTCGCCCCCGCAGGCGCCGCAGCCAATGAGGACGCATTCGGCCAGCCGCTGAAGCACTCCGGCGGCAAGATCGTGACGCCCCTGGCGCTCTTCGACAACGTCGCCGCCGGCGACAAGGTGCGGGCGATGGTCAAGGTCTTCGAGTATGAGAACGGCGGCGCATCGCAGATTCCCTCGGCGCAGCCCGTCCCGCTCAACTTCGGCGGCACGCCCAGGAAGGTCGTTCGTGACAACGGCGAGTTTGCCTACCCAGTGCTGATCGAACGCTACCGCGTCGCCCCTGAGATTGACTTCACAGAAGTCCTTGGCCTACGGCTCACCTAATGGCACGCCCAGAACGCTACTTCGTCGGGCCGAACAAGCGCAACGAGATCAACGAGGTGATCTCGTTGGTCAAAGGCACTCCGATGAAGGAGAACGGCGCGGAGGTGCCGACGAGGTTGCAGGGGATGCCGAGCCCGCCTGGTCGCGTCAAGCTAGGCAAGACGACGGCCGCATGGAACAAAAACACGCTCGCGACGATCGAGCTCTTCGAGGAGGGGACGCCGCCGAGCGAGGGGAAGAAGACGCCGGCGGACACCCTGGAAAACTGCGTGAACAAGTTCGCAAACGTCGCGACGGGGAAGTGGGTGATCGTGGCCCGCGGCGGGAACGGGTACTGGTACCTGATCGCAGCGGAGTGCAGCGAGGCATGATCATGCTTCCAAACTGCGCGTGCTGCTGCAAGCCTTGCTGTCGCACGGTGTCGTATTCATATGACGACTCAGTCCCGCCGGCGAAGTGGTATGACGAATGCCCTGGCATCGGCGGGTGCGGGGAGGGGCAGCCGGTCGGGGATTGCGCTGGGCAGGTTCTTGAGGGCCACCTCATCGAGCGGTTCTGCAAGGTTGTTGTGGGCGAGAGCGAGATTCGCGCCAAACTCCTAGACGGCTCGGCGCTCGATGACTTCGGCACAATTGCGGGCGTTGCTACGACAACCGTGTGCGGACAACTCGGCTTTATCCAAGGCGACCACGACATTACGGACGAAATCGAAATCATCACCGACCCAAACGACGACGCCTATTGGCTGGCAAAAGTGCCGTTCAGGGCGACGAACGCGCAGGTGGGCGGCCCATACGGCGTTGCGCAGGTTCGGATCTGCTGGTGCTGCAAAGACCCGGAGTCCGAGGAAGAGTGCGAGTGCTGCGCGGTGCCGCCGCCGCCGCCGCCGCCGCCGTGCAACCCGCCGTGCGTTGAGGGCCAAGAGTGCTGCAACGGGGTCTGCCAGGACGCCGACGAGCCGTGCTGCGACGACCCGCCGTGCGAGGCCGACGAAATCTGCTGCGACGGAGAGTGCGTGGGGCCATGCAGCGAGCCGTGCCACGATCAGGAAAACCCCGGCTATGCAGGCGACAACGCAACGTGGTTTTCAGATTGCATCGGGTACCAGGGGGTTTTGCTTTTTGGGGGGTCAGGCGGCCAAACGCTTTCTCGAATACAGACCGGCAGCAGGGCGGGAGAGGGGGCCGCGTTTTTTGCGCCGGGCGCATCTCCGTTTATTGGCGCCCGTTCGTCCATCACTCGCCCGTTTATCGCCGCAAACGGCCTGATGGGATTCACGACGGAGGAGATACCCGTCGGCATCGACGACTGCAACGGAAATGGCACAGACTGTAACTGGGCCGACCACGAAAGAGCGTTGCAGTACGTTCAGGATGGGTACAGAATCATTCTCTGGCAAGACGCCGCGTTTTTGGGCGCCGACAACCAGATAGGCGACTTCTTGACCGGCATTGATGGCGGCTACACAAGCGTAACAGGCACCGTCTACAAGTATCGCGCGTTTGTGTTCACGCCTTGCGACGAAAACTGGCAGGACAAGACGGGCGAACTACTGAAACGAACCGAACTTCGGTACTACACAATGATCCTAAACGGCATGAACGCAATCGAAATCGAGCCGGCGTACTATGCTCCGCTCCAGCCTGGGTTCGGGTGTGAGCGAGAAGAGAACCCGCTACCGTGATCATCTGCAAGCGCCGTCATCTTGAAGCCCGCTGCCGCCAGCGTGGCACCACGCTCGACGCCGTGCGTGCGTGCATCGTGAGCGAGGACGGCGACACGATCACGGTGGACGAGACGCACCCGGCCTACCCGCAGCCACGGCCCGGCCTTGGCGACATGGTCGCCGCCGGCCTGTCGGCGGTCGGAATCACCAAAGATCGAGTCAGCGCTCTAGTCGGCGGCGACTGCGGGTGCAGGGCGAGGCAGGCAGCCTTGAACGCCGTGGGGGCCAAGTACCTCGGCCTGCCAGAAGGGTCGAACGGCGGCGGCGATGCCAGCAAAACCACCCTTGACTCCTAAACCCTACTGGCCGACACTACGAAGATGCCGGACGACCACCATTTCACCGTGGCGGGCCAGAAGTGGCTGCTCCGCTTCACGCGGCTGAAAGGCCGCGCCGCCGGCTGGGCGTACCTCCCCGACCCGAAGACGCCGCATCTGGAACGCAAGATATTGATCGACTCGCGGCTCAAGGGGCGCCCGAAGTGCGAGACGATCATCCACGAACTGCTCCATGTGTGTTTTCCGACCGTGAGCGAGGAGCACATCACCGTGAGCGCCAGAGACATCGCTCGCGTGCTCTTCAAGCTCAACTTCCGCGAGCTACCGGAGGACTGATGGCGAAGGCGAAGAGCCTGGTCGATGAGGTAAGGTCGGCGCTGCCGACCACCCGCGGGCCGCAGACTTGGTACGACCGACTGCCGGATGACGTCCGCAGCGAGTGCGACCAAATCAAGGCGGCATTCCACGCTGGCGAGATGGGGACAAAGACCGGCCTCGGCTTCGCCCTGGCGAAGGTGCTGAAGACCCGCGGCGTCGACATCGGCCACTCTGGAGTCATCTCGTGGCTCGAAAGACCCTAGTCGCCGAGGTCGCCGCCAGCCTGCCGCCGCCGAAGCCCGACGCCTCATCCGAACAGGTGACCGTCAAGCACGAAGGCGACGTCACCGAGGCCCGCAGCACCTCGAGGCGGATCAAGACCGTCGAAGACCTCCTGGCCCACATCAAGGCCGACCTCGAGCGATTCGAGGTCGCCGCCAGCGAGGCCACCAAGTGGGAGGTGGCGACGTCGTCACCGGACGGCGACGCGACGGTCACAGAGTTGCACCGGGTGTTCGTTCGCCTGAAGCCGCGCGGCGGGCCGACCACCCGCGAGGCCGTCCAGGCGATGATTTCCGCGGCCAGCCGGGACATCGCCCGCCCCGCGGGCAAGCGGCCGGCGAGAGCGAAGGCAGGCGTCTGGCAAGTCGTCGTCGTCGCCGACACGCACTTCGGCGCCTACTCGTGGGGGAAGACGACCGGCGGCAGCGACTACGACCTGGGCATCGCCGAGGCCCGCGTCACCGACGCCTCGACGCAGCTCCTCGCCGCCGGCGACACCTACGCCCCGGCCCGCCGCACAATCGCCTTCCTGGGCGACCTCTTTCACTTCGACACCCCCGCCGGCACGACGACCTCCGGCACGCCGCTCGAGCGGGACGGCCGGCTCCAGAAGGTGCTGAACGTCGCCTCCGACGTCCTCCTAGGCGTCGTCGAGCAGTCGGCCCAGACGGCCCCGACCGACGTCGTCATCGTCAACGGCAACCACGACGAAGTCCTGACTTGGGGCTTCCAGCGAATCCTCATGGAGCGATTCCGCCGCCACAAGGGCGTGACGATCCACGGCGAGTTCACCGGCCGGCAGTACCTGACGCACGGCAGAAATCTCCTCGGCTTCTGCCACGGGCACAAAGCGAAGGCCAAGCTGCCGCAGATCATGGCGCTCGAGCAGCCGCTGCTCTGGAGCGAAAGCGTCTACCGCGAGTGGCACACCGGCCACCTCCACCACCAGGCGACGGCGAACAACAAGCCCCTGGACACGCTGGACGGCGTCATCGTCAGGACGGCGCCGACGATCTGCCCTCCCGACGACTGGCACTCGGCTGGGGGCTTCATTGGCTCCCGGCAGTGCATGGAGACTTTCATCTACCGACAGGAGGGCGGGATGGCGGCGATGCACGTTGCCGACCCCCACATCACATGAGCAGCGACCTCCACTTCCTCCGCGTGGCCGCCGGCACGGCGAAGTCGGCGAGCCAAGACCCCAGGACGCAGAACGGCGCCATCCTGGTGGCGAGGCGAGGGACGGTCGTTGCGGCGAATGCCTACCCGATTCGCCGCTGGGCAAGCGGGGAAAGGCTCGAACCGCCGGCGAAGTACCGCTACATCGAGCACGCCGAACGCGGCGTCATCTACGAGGCCGGCCGGTGCGGGCTGCGGACGGACGGCGCCACGCTGTACGTCGTCTGGTTCGCCTGCCCCGACTGCGCCAGGGCGATCATCTGCTCAGGCATCAAGAGCGTCGTCGGCAGCCTGCACGCCCGCCAGGCGACGCCCGCCCGGTGGCTGGGGGCCGTCGAGGATGGCGAGCGGATGCTCCGCGAGGCCGGCGTCAACACGCGGTGGATCGCCGACAAGCTGGATGTGACGATCACCTTTGACGGGAGAGACTTGCACCTATGATCATTGGCATTTGCGGCCCCGCCGGGGCAGGGAAGACGACGGTAGCCGACATCCTCTGCGGCGACGGGCTGGGGGTGACGATCCCGCTGGCCGACCCCCTCTACAAGGCGCTGTCGGCCATGTTCGGCATCCCCGAGGCTGACCTGGTCGACCGCGGCAAGAAGGAGCAGACGATCGACTGGGTCGGGCAGTCTCCCCGCCGGCTCCTCCAGACGCTGGGGACTGAGTGGGGCCGTCAGGTCATCGGCGAGGACATATGGGTCAAAATCTGCCTGCGGCGCGCCGCGGTGAATCTGAGGGCAGGCTTTCGTCGCGTCGTCGTCCCAGACGTCCGCTTCGACAACGAGGCGGCGGCGATCCGCGAGGCTGGAGGGAAGATCGTCCGAGTCGTGCGGCCGTCGGGGTGCGTTGCCGGCGAGACGATGCGGCACTCAAGCGAGGCCGGCGTCAGCGACGATCTCGTCGATGCGACGATCGTCAACGCCTACCAGATGGACGAACTCGTCGAGGCCGTGAAGGCTACAATGAAAGAGTACCTGTGACACGCCACGAGTGGCCCCCAGAGGCCCGCAATGCACAAGGAGGTGCGCAGCCATGTCCGAGCCGAAGATTCGACGTAAGTTCAAGGCGATCGGCGTCACGCTCTCGACGGCCGTAGCCGCCGCCACCACCCTCCGCTGGGACGACGTTGCCGGCGGGACGATCGAGATGGGCACCGTCTCGACGGCCGCCACCAGCATTCAGGTCTGGGCCTCCGACGCCACGGTCGGCACGTTCGGCCGTCTGTACGACTCAAGCGGGTCGGCGGCCGACATCACCCTGGCTCCGTCCACGACTGAGGCGCGGGTCTACGCCCTGCCGGATGCCTGCTATGGCGCCGGCGCGATCCGGCTGGTCGCCGGTCAGGCCGCCGCGACGGCAGCGGTGTGCATCGTGACGATGAAGACCTGACGATGAGCGGTGCAGAGGTGAGCGAGACGCTCAAGACCATCATCGAGCGGTGGGGTTTTCCGACCCTTGTGGCGCTGGCGGCTGGGTACGTCTTGAGGCAGGACGTTTTGGTTCCTCTCGTTGACCAGCACGCGACGTTCCTGAAGACGATCGCCGACAGCCAGAAAGAGATCGCCGAGGCGGTCAACGAGCAGACGAGGCTCTTGTACGCCCTTCAGCCCAAGAGCCACGCAAAGCCGGAGAACTAAGCGATGCCGTGGAAAGACTCTTCGACAACCGGCGGCAAGGTGCGGCTGAAGCACTCCGCGACTCCACTTGAGTCGATCGGCGCTGCCGGCCTGCGAACGGGCGAGGTCGCGCTCAACTCGGCCGACGGGAAAATGCTCTACAAGTCGGCGGACGGGTCGGTGAAGTCCATCCCCGGCGGATACACCGGGGTCATCAGCATCTTCGACAACGGCCTTGGTTCATCGCATCTACTCACGTTTACCAACGGCATACTCACTGCCTACGAGATTTCCTGATGCCCCTCTCCCCACGCACCCTCCGTCCGGCGAGCAGCGGATTCAACCCGCGACAGATCAGCGGCCTCGCGCTGTGGCTGGACGCGAGCGATTCGTCCACGCTGTTCCAGAACAGCGACGGCACAGCTCCCGCCACCGCGACCAGCGATCCGGTGGGGTACTGGGGGGACAAGAGTGGGAACGGACGACACCTCACGCAAGGCATCGCCGCCAGCAGGCCGACGCTCAACGTGACCGGCATCTCGTCCAAGCCCGCGCTGAACTTCGACGGCACCGATGACAACATCTGGAGACAGCCGGGACTGACTTCGGACGACTTGTCGATCCTGCTTGTGCATCAGACGAGTTTCTTCACCGGCGGCGTGACCTACGAGTTCACGCATCAAGGCGACACAGCGAACACGCAGGCGAACAACCTCACAGGCTTCAGCAACATCGCGGGCTTCCAAGTCAGCGCATCGGGCGCGCCGAACATCATGTGCGATGTGACGCGCTCTTTCACACAGGTAGATTTGCAGGGGAGGTCTGGTGCAGCCGGAGACATCACTGCGAACGTCCCGTACATCGGCTCGCTGTGCGCGTCGTATTCCGCAACGTTGTCTGCGATACGCAAGCAGGCGTGGAACAGCGGCAGGGGGCTGTCGGCGACGACGCGATTCAACTGCGGCGGCTGGTCTGCCATCACGCTGGGCGCGCGGCGGAACAGCCTAGTGGCAGGAGGAATCAACTCGCCCAGCGTCTTCCTCAGCGGTCGCATCGCGGAGGTGATCGCCTACTCGCGATACCTTCCTGACAGGGAGCGGCGAAGGGTTGAACTCTACCTCGCGCGCAAGTGGAACGTGACGCTGGCTGGCGCGCCGGTCGTCAGCAACGCAGATGCGCAGGATTGGATCGACCGCGTCTACGGCAACGGCGGCGCGGTGAGTGCCAGCACGGCGAGCGCGGTCAATGCGTTCTGCGACGCTATCGACGCGGCCGGTATCCGCGACAGGTTTTTCCGCCTGAACCTGTTTGCTGGCACTGGGCTCAATGCCTGCCTCGTTCCGCTCTACACCGGGCCGACGAGTCTTGGAATCAAGTACGGCGGCGCGGTGGACACCAACGTGGGGCCGTTCGTCAGCGGCGACTACAACGAGACGGGGGCAGGCGGCGGGCTGACCGGGAACGGGACGAGCAAGTACCTGAACACCGGGCTGTCGGTGAACGACATGGGCACTGCTTCTAGCGGCCACCTGTCTGTGTATCACGGGCAGAGCAGCGGCGTGGACGCCAACCGCTACTACATGGGTGCGAACGACGCAACAGCGTCAAATCGGTTCTATCTCGGGACGGATTCGTTCTCAACGGCGAATGTTATTGGGAACTACGGGGGACTTCAGGGCGCATCGCAGTCGCTTGCGGCGAACGGTCATGGCTCCGCAGGGCACAGAATCTTGTCGCGAGAGTCGGCGTCTTCGCTGACGCACTATCACAACGGCAGCGTCGTCGCCACAAATACGACTACGATCACGCCTGCTACTTCGACCGCCGCCTTTGCTGTCTTCGCCGCAAATAGAAATGGCACAGTAGACAGATGGCATAACTCATGGATTGCGGCCTATTCAATCGGTCTGGGCCTGACATCCGCGCAGGCGGCGTCCTACCGAACCGCCATGCAGGCGTTCCAAACCGCCCTCTCAAGGAACGTGTGATGTGGCTCTCTGACCTCACCCTCCCGCTGCCCTACGCCGAGTGCCGCGACCTCGCGCTCGTCTACTCCTACGAGGTCGCCGTCACGCTGTACGGCGTGCAGGAGGAGCATGGCGATCCTCGTCACGTTCCGGCGGGTCGGCAGTTGAGCGACGGTCGCTGGATGCTGTGCGGCGACGTTCTCTCGGAGGTCGGCGAGGGCGGGATTCTCGCGCAGGCGTTCGCCTACATGACGCCTGAGATCATGGCGCAGGTGGAGGTGGTGCCGATGAGCGAGGTGGCGGGGTTGGTGGTCAGCCCACCCGCGGAATCTTAGCCGCGGCGTCGGCGCCGGCCCCGGTGATCCTGGGGTCGATGTAGCTCTTCCGCTTCAGGGCCGGCGACGAGTGGTCGAGCAGTTCCTGGGCATCGCCGCCCGCAGCCTCGTAGTACGAAGCCGCCGTCCGGCGGATGCGGTGGAACTTGCTGCGGCGATCTACCGGCAGGCCAGCCCGCTTCAGGACGCGGTCAAGGTGGTGGTAGAGCGTGCTGACGGCCCGCCCCCACGGGAAAACGACGTCTCGAGGAGGCGTCGAGATCGCCGCGATCGCGGCTTGAGTCTCCGGCTTGATCGAGCGCGTGATGTCCCTGCGGTGGCCTTTGCGGCCCTCGGCGCGGAAGTGAACCATCCCGTCGTGGACGTCGCGGAACTTGAGGCTCAAGACCGCCGAGATGCGCTCCGCGGTGTCGTAGGTGACCAGTAGCAGCGCCCGCCAATAGCCGGCGGCATCGACGCCATCGACGAGGCCGCGCTCCTCGCCGGCCGCCGCCACCAGCCGCCGCATCTCGTCGGTCAGCCACGCCTCCGGCACACGCTCCGGCACGACGATTCGTCGAAGGCTGGCCGACGGGCCACGCTTCACGCCGGGGATGGCCTCGTCCCAGGCCAGTTGCCAGAGGGCGCGGAGCTGCGCCCGATCCTTGGCGGCCGTCCCCGGCTC